GATGAATTTATTCGTGTATCAGTGATACCTAGTGGAAAACCTATAAATAGATACTCATTAGCAGGCATTCTCATAATTGATATTTTTATAGCTGCAGGCTCTGGCACAAGACGTGCTATGGTAATAGCAGATGTCTTAGATAAATACTTAGTAAACAAATCTAAGACTACAGGTTCTGGCGTTACACAATTTGGTATAAGCAGTCTTACGCATGTAGGCCCTGATAAAGCTTTACCAGTTATTCACAAAAGCACCTACACAATTACTTTCAACTTCTTCGGAAGTTCTACTTAAATTTAAAGGAATTAAAAAATGGCACATATTTCTTCTATTGGCGCTGCAATGTTCACAGATTTGTCTGTGAGTGCTTTACCAAAAACTACCACAAATCTTACAGCTATTGTTGATGGCGCAATTACACATTTTGGCACAGAAGCCGTACCTGCTACTGTTGCTACGCCTACTGACACTCAATTTATTCGCATTACACACATCAAAGAATTTCCAGCTATTGGTACACCAGCTAACGTCGTTAAAGTACCTGAATATGGTGCTAAAACTTCTAAACAAATTCAAGGTCAAGCAGACTCTCCTACAATGGAAATCACCTTGAACTATGTTCCAGGCTTATGGGCTGATTCATTTTTATCTATTGAAGGCGCTACTGCTGGTACCTTTGCTAAATCAAAAATATATATTAATGATGGTAATATTTATCTATTCAGATTCTCTTTATTAGCATTAGAACCAGAAGGTTACTTATCAGTTGCTAACGGTACCGGTGATGAAAACTCTATTGGTTCAGTAGGTAACTCTTCTTACTACTTCTTAGGTAAATTTGAAGCGTTAGAAGTAACTCCAAGTTTGACTGATGCATTGTCTGCTAAATTGACAATCACAGTACAATCTGATATTCGCGGTGCATACACTGTAAGCAACGTGTAAGCGATATTAATTATGCAAGGGAGTTAGCGCTCCCTTGCTTTATATAACATTAGGAATAAAAATGGCTCAGGATAAACCATTCAGCTTGGAGTATGTTATTGGCATCACTGTCAAACATATGCTCAAAAGCATCGATATTAGTATTAATAAAACATTCGAAAGAACAAAAGATGCTTCGTTATCTCCAGACAAGAAGACTGAAGCTTTCGAAGCACTTTCAATTTTACATCAAATGCGAGCACAACTAGATGAACGCAAAATTAATCAAGGTAAGTAATATGTCAGAAGCAAAAGGTATCAAAAACTTAGTTGGTCAACGTATGACCAAAACAGTTAAATTCTTAAACAGTGATGTTAAGATTTCTAAGCTTACTGTTGCAGAAGTGCTAGAAATTCAGTCTAAAGCTGCTAATATCGAAAAAGACGATTCAGCTGGTTTAGAACTCTTAAAGACTGTTATTCGTTCTGCTGTTGAAGGCGGTTCGGACCTTGATGATTCAGAATTCGATAATTTCCCGATGGATGAATTGTCTAAATTATCTAATGAAATTATGAAGTATTCAGGCCTAGGTCAAGGTTCTGATGCGGGAAAGTCCGCTTAAGTGATAATGATTTACCTATCTATGAAATAGCTTTTCATTTAAAGATGCCTGTGTATAAAATGGTAGATGAAATGCCTTATGATGAATTCTTAGGGTGGCTTAACTACTTTGAGCGTAGGCCATATGAATGGAGGGCAGATGATAGAGCGGCTAAATTAATACAAGCACAGGGCGTTAAAGAGAAGCCTTGGAATTTGTTTTCTTCATTGGATGCAATTTATAATAGTAAATCAGAAGATAGACAAGATAATGCACTCAGCCCTAGTAACTTTAAACGTTCTGGATTCTTCCAGAAAATAGCTGGAGCAGTTGGTGGGGAGACTCTTAAATTATGACTGTAAAAATAAATCTTGATTTTAGAGCCGAACTAGCAAAAAGATCTAAAACTATCTTAGAGCGTGAATCTTTAAAATTAATAGAAGCGTTAAAAGAAGCAACTCCAGTAGACACGGGAAGAGCACGTGATGGTTGGAAACTTCAAGATGGAAAAATAGTTAATGAAGTTGAATATATAGAGGAGTTGAATGCTGGCTCAAGTAAACAAGCACCTTCTCATTTTATTGAGAGAACTTTGTTAGCTAATGGAAACGTTAACGCGAATGGTGTTATCGTAACACCTAATTAATAACACCCCTTTATTATTACCTTTATGGTATTAGTGGAGGGGTTTTTTATGGAGAAAACAAATGACAGGTATCGTAATTGATATCGAGGCTAAAGTTGACAAGGCACAGGGTAGTATTGATGCTTTAGCAAGATCTCTGGCCAAGATATCTCAGAACACAAATAATATAGAAAAAGCGCTAACTGAAGGTTCTTTATCAAAAGAAATTGGTAAAAAGCCTACAGAAAGTATTAGTAAATTAAATAAAGAATCTAGTAATTTTAAAGATACGTTAACTAAGACAGATAAAACATTTACTGGTTCATTTTTAAATAAATCAAGTGATTTAAAAGTAAACAAATCTTTAGATAAAACTGGTGATTCATTAAGAAGTATTAATGATCTTGCAGTAGGTCTTGCTGGTAATTTAAAAGCTGCATTTGGTGTGGTTGCGTTTGGCGGAGCCTTTGCAGGACTCACTAAAGTGTCTTCTGATTTTCAAGATTTAGAAAACCAAATTGCTAATGTTGTAGGACGTTCTGAACAACTTGCAGCAACGATGCTTAGCCTTAATGATGTAGCATTGCGTACAAGAACGCTATACGCATCGACAACTACTGTATTTACAGGCTTTGGCAGAGCAATGAAAGACACTAAAGTCTCTATGGAGACTTTATTAGGTGTTACCGAAACTATTCAGAAAGCTGTAGCAGTGTCTGGTGCATCTACTGATAGTGCTAATGCTGCACTATTCCAATTAAACCAAGGATTATCTGCTGGTGCATTACGCGGTGAAGAGTTAAATTCAGTGATGGAACAAACTCCTCGTATTGCTAAAGCTATCGCTGATAATTTAGATGTGAGTTTAGGTAAACTAAGAGAATTAGCCGCCACAGGACAAGTAACAACAGCAGTTGTAATGAAAGCCTTGTTAGATCAAGCTAAGCAAATTAATAAAGAATTTGCTGTAATGAAACCTACAATGGCGCAGGGTGTTAGTAAATTAGGCGAAATGATTAAGTCTATTGCATCTGAATTTGAAAAAGGGTTAGGATTATCAGACTTCTTTGGGGAATTTCTTTCAGATGCTATTCATGCATTAAGTGAAGTTTCTAAAAATGCTTTTGAAATGGGTGTCAATTTTGGTAGAGTAATAACTAACATAAAAGAGAGAATGAAAGATTTTGCAGAACCAATCATTTTTGGTTTTGAGAAAATTGTCTTAAAAGTTAAATTATTACTTGGCGCATTAGGCATTTCAACTTTTGTTAAGAAAGAGATTGGCGAAGCCAAATATATCTTTGATGCATATATTAAAACTGCAGTACGCTCATATGAAGCATATGGTGCTGTATTACGTACGCTTGGCAAAAGAGGTGTAGGTAAGGGTATTTGGTCTGTAGATGACTCTCCTATGATTGTTACAGCATTTAAAAATACTTTCCTTGTGTATAAATCACAACTGAGCGTATTAGGCTCTAGAATGCTTTCAAGCGGTAGAGTACTTAAAGAGAATTTAAAATCTGTATTTGCAATGTTGCCTCAAATGCTTGGGGAAGTTTTAATTGCAAAGAAAACAGGATATCTCTTAAAAACATACATGTCAGATATTCTTGACTTTCGTGCAGAAATTCCTCGTGTTATTGGTAGAATGGGAGTGTATCTTTTTGATGCGCTTTCTAGTATGTTTTCTAGAATTGCAAAAGGCCTTGTAGTAAGCGATTTGTTTAGCAGTTTTATTGCCAGATCCTCTGATAATAGAAAAGTTGCTAAAATATTAAATGATATATTCTATTTTATTGCTTCTAAATTATCAGAAGGCTTTAGCTATCTTTCTGATAAAACAAAAGAATTGACTGACTGGTCTTTCTTAGATTACATTACAAATCGTTCACAAACTATTACTGGGCGTTTAAAAGATAGTTTTGCTTCTCTATTCCAAATGAAAGGCCCTTCGTTATCTTTTAGAAAAGTATTTAATATTGTTGTTATACAATTAAACGAATTTTATAACAACGCAATTATAGTATTTAATAAGATTCAAAAAGCATTTAATAAATTTGGTGTAACAACTGAGTTTGCAAAAATGTTTAGCGGTGTAACACAAGACACCAATAAAGCTTTAGCTGGAATTAAGAGCTACTTTAGATCTTTACAAAATGAATTAGTAATTAAATTTGAGAGGGACACTTTTGCTAAGAATATTGGCAAGGTATTTAAAAGTCTTCAAGGCGCTGGTACAACTTTAAAAGCTTTAGCTAAAGCATTATATCAAGCGTTTATAGTAATTAAAGATACTTTGAAGTCTATAAATAAGGCTTTTGATACAGCAGGGGTTTACAGTAGACTTCTTCAAGGTCTTAGATTCATTGAAAAACTTTTTGGAAACTTTATCAAAGGAATTCGTGGTAAACTAAAAGATCTTGAGAGTTCAACTAATATAAGCTTCAGCGCAAAAGATTTAGCTAAGAGTATAAATAAATTATTTGACGGTATTGAGAATCAAACCAATAAATTAGAAAAGGCCTTTGGCGCTATTTCTAAATTTGGTGAAAATGTAATAAAAGTATTCTTTAAAATATATGATGCTGTTATCGGTAATTCATGGTGGACTGATACAATTGATACAGTAGTGTCTACTGCTAGAAGTTTGAAAAATAATACTGATGGCGGTCTTAAACAATTTGCAGGTAATGTAATAAGAGTATTTCAAGCTATTTACGAATCTGCAATAAATGTATTTAGCCGAATTTCAAAAGTTGATATTTCTAGTAATATTCAAAAGATGCTTGAAGCGATTAAAGTCATATCGCCAATGGCTGGTAATATTCTTTCAGATATTGGTGATGGTGTTGTTAAAAGTTTTAGAAGAATTAAAAGCATTATTGCAGACGTATTACGTAGTGATTTTGTAATTAGTATTTCTACAGGTAACTTTAAAAATTCTATTGAAATTGCAAAAGAATTTGCAGCCAGTTTATTTGATGGATTGCCTGAAGAACTTAAACATGCTTTAAAAGCTTTTGCTAGTGTGTTTGGATTTACTTTTGTAAGTTTGCTATTACCTGAAAATAGAATAACAGCTTTATTAGGCGGTTTATTCTTAAGAGCCGCAATTGCAGCCGGATTAGCTTTTGCTAATGTATTTGCTGATTTAAGATTTGGTGTTAGCTTTTCTGTTGAAGCAGGTAAAGTTGCTGGAAAAGTTGCAGGAACAGTTTTATTAGGAATATTAGCGGACTTGCCTGCACTTATATCTAATCTATTAGGATTCATTGGCGGTGCTGTTGAAGGCTTCTTGAAGAGTATCCCAATTGTAGGTACTGTTGCGAGCATGGTATATGGGATACTGGATCTATTTCAGTTTAGTACAGCTGGTGGCTTGCTTGGTGCATTACTATTTGGTGGACCCGCACTTAAAATGTTATCTACATTAGGAATATTTGAGAAGCAAATTTCTAGAATATTCAAAGTAACAGGCTCTATTGGTTCATTCTTTGGTGGAACAATGGCAAATACTGCTGTTGCTGGCCACAATATGACACGTTTAATGACTAACCCTGCACACGTAGGAATGGGACCACCATTACCTCCTGGAGTTGGATATCAGTCTAGACCACAAACTGCAATGAGTCGTGCGTCATCCTCATTCTTTAGTTCAGGCAATGTAGTAAGTTCTAGTGCAATGGTCGCATTGGTTGCTGATCAATTAGGGATGTTTGATCAAGTATTCTATGATAGTCCTTTAGGGCATGCATATATGCAAGGCGGTTTAATTGCATTAGCGTTAATGGGGCCAAGCGGTATTGATGCAATTAGATCTAAAATTATATATCCGGTAATGCGCGAATTATCTATGCTATTTCCAGAGGGTACTATAAGAGGCAATCTTGTAAGAATGTTTGGAATGCTAGGCAGCATGGTAAGAGATCCTTCTATACTTGCTAATTTATTTGCAGGTATGAGAGAACGTTTTGCTTCTGCATTTACTGGCACTGGTACGGGAACATTCTTTTCTAGATTACTTTTTGGACCAACAGGAATACCCGCAACTTCATTAGGAGCTTTTTATAATTCTATTGAAAGTGCTTATAACTATGCAACAACAAGATTTGCAGCGGTATCGCCACTTCTTGCATCCGCGTTTGGGCATCCTATTGTAAAATGGATTATGTTAGCTGTAGCAGCACTTGGTGCATTAACATTTTCTAATATGTCAAGCGCTGATACAATGACACCTTCATTGAATGGTGAGACATTTTACAGAGGTATTCAAGAAGCTCCACAAGGGCCACCTACAGACTTAATAAACAAACCTCGTGCTGAAACTGTAAAACCGTATCATAGAATTCCTGTTCCTAGTTTTAGAGAAATGACAGGTCGTGGTACAGGCCATACTGTATTACAAAAGATTGCAGATGAAGTAGGCTATGGATATGATAGCTTATCACTATCTATTACTAATGGTCTTAAAAATCTTATTCAAAATATTTCAGATGCTTTGCCAGCAAAATTGAAAAATATGTGGGACAGTCTCACACCTAGCCAAGTAGCTATTGGTGGTATTACACTACTAGCTGGAGCGTTAACAGCTCTATATAAACCTCTGATTAATTTGCAATTAGCATTAAGTCCATTTACATTATTTAGAGCAGCATTAGCAGCTTTGGGTAATCAATTACTTGCATTCCAAGGCGTTGCAGCTACATCTGGATTAAAATCTGTTGGCTTAAATATGAAGTCTTATACAGGTCTCTATGTAAGTGCGTTGTGGGATACGATGCGGCAAGCATCTCCTATCCTAGACACATTAGCAAGTAAGATTGGTGGCAACAGTATCGTTAAGAATTTGGGCGCTAATATAAGTAAATATAGCTCTGAATTAAAACAAGGCATGTCCGATAGAACTATGGCAGAAGCGGTTGCTGCAGATCTTAGAAATAGAAAAAGAACTTATAAAGAAGAACGAACATCTCGTTTTGATAGGTTCAGAAGCGCTTTTGAGCCTAATCCAAGTAAAGGTCCAGAAACTAAAGGCCAAACAGCGGTTAGGGGGTTTGCTAGATTCTTACAAGAAAGCTCAGCGCCTATTACAAGCGGAGCAGGAACTATATTGCAGCAAGGATTCCAAAAGTTTCCTAATTTAACAAAAGTATTTGATAGTGTAAAAGAGAAAGGCGAAATACTTGCCAGAAGTAGTCCAGACAAATTTGTTCCAAGACTTAAACTATATACAGCTGAATTATATGCAATGGCACGTGCAACAGCTATTTTAAGAGAAACAATGGGGGGTAAGTTTGTATCCCTATGGTTAGCAGAAGTAGCAGGCGCAATGGGAGGCCTTACTGGTCTAACAAATAGAATAACATTGATGACCAAAGCTTTAGGCCTGATGGTTAATACTCTGAAATTTATATCTACTTGGCGGGCAGCCATAGTCAGTGTTGGCGCTGCAGTTTTATTTCGTATACCATTCTTAGAAAGCACTGACGAGTTTAAGAAGGCCGGTGAACGTAGCAGAAAAGCCTTTATGGGTTCTTTCGAACTGGGTGGTTCTCACGTGGACGTAGCAGCTACACTCTTTGGTGGATTAATTCCAGCAATTGCAGCAGGTGTTGTTGGTGTACAACGTAGTAGATTTAATGCAGCAAAAGAACTTGCTAATAATGTATTAGATACAAAGATTTCACAAGGATTGACTCCTGCTAATGTTGATAGAAGTTTATATACTAGTAATGCTGCCATAAGTAAGCAATTATTGCAAAAAGATCTTGAAGCGCAATATGCAGGAATGACTCCAGCAGATAGACGCAAAGATTTTAAACGCATGGGAAGTTATGGCGGATTGCCAATGAACCAAGCAAGCTACATGCAATATTATATGGCAAATCCTAATAGAGCATTGCTAGGTGCTAAGGGCGCATTAACTAAAGGTATTGCAGGTGCTGGAGCAACCGCTACCACTCTCGTTGCAGCAGGGGCAGCAGGTGCTTATATAGGAAATAAGATTGGTGGAGAAACAGGTGCAGGCATTGGCGCTGGATTAGCCATGATGTTTAGCACAATGGTCATTCCTAAAATTACTTCATTCTTTATCACTATTGCAAAATTTATTCCAAGATTATTTTTAGGCTTTAATATATTTGCGCTTACAGGCGGCATTCTTGCAATGTATTTAATGGGTAGTAACGGCACATTAATGGGCGCCTTGGATGATATATACGAAAAAGTTAAAAAGATACTTGGGATCCATTCAGCAGCAAAAGATAAAAAGACTGGATTACTAAAAAGTGAAGCTGACACTGCTACTCAATATGGAATTTCTCTTAAGTATGATGCAAGACTAATTGATGAGTCTAATATTGAAGATCCTCAGATATTTGAGAGATACACCAAGGCTCAAGAAACATTTAAATCTTCTATGGAAGCTTTAAAGAATGCTGAGGATAAAGGCGGTTCTGGTGATAAATCAGCTTTACAAAAAGATGCAGAGAAAGCGGCTGAAGTATTAAATAAGAAAGCTGCAGAAGCAATGCGAGCATCTAAGTTCAATATGCAGAAAACTGTTGACTTGTTTAAAAACTTTGGTCAAGACAATCCTACTCGTCTTGATGAAATGTTTGGAGGGAGTGCATTAGCATTGCCTACAAGACCTGGCTCAAATACAGATGCAATAGTTACCACAAAAATGATGGATGTAAGTACTGCATACTTATCTCCTGAACAAGATGCTGTAAAAGCGCGTATAGTTAGTCTTAGAAAAATGGCAGAAGACGCTGCTAAATTAGGTGAACTACCAGGTCTTGATGAAAACTTTAAAATGAGTCTTGGCGTTGCAAGTAATGATGTGTATAAATATACGCAAAAAATAAATGAAGACTTGCAATCTATGTCTTTAGCAAATTTATTAGAGACTCCAGATAAAAAGATTGATGTGTCTAATTTTGAAACAGCTGTAGACGTGTTAGGCAGATTTGTATTACGTGCAAAAGAAATCGCACAAGCTTTTGCAGATGAACAATTATACACTAATCTTGTAAGCTCATTAGTAGGTAATTTAAAAGACGCTAATGTAAATATAACAGCTAATGATATATTGCCTGAGTCTGAAAACAATGCTGCAATCTCTAGGCTACAACAATTAGGGTTAGAAGCTAAGAGATTAAAAGATCATCTCGACCATACATTTAGTACTAAAGATCGAAATGCAACTTTATCTACGTTAAGAGCTGTTGAAAGAGAAGCAAAACTTGCGCAAGAAATGGCAGCTGATACTGCTATAATAGGCCCAGTAGCATTAGCTAAGAATATAGAGAAACTTGGAATTAAAGGTGTAGACGCATTACGTTTTGTAAATGAAAAAGCAACTCTTGATATCAAGCAGGCTACTTACGGACAGATGATGACTACATCGCCTGAAAGAGTTAGTCGTGCGCTTGTAGGTAATGATTTAAGAACTGGTATACAAACATCTTTATTAGATTTAAAAATACGTAAAGTAAATACACCTGAATTTACGCCATATATAGCTACGCGTCCTGATCAATTTAAAACACCTTTATCAATGCCTGCTGGCGTATTAGATAGTTTAGATATGCCTACAAAGTCTTATCTTACGCCAAAGACTGCTCCAATAAATTTAAAGCGATTTGTTCGACCTGTACTTGAAGAGCCACTTGCTATTTCTGTTGATAATAAAGTTAATGCAGACTCTTTAAACAGGTACGTATTAAAAGTATTAGCAGCTAAGGCAAATATTGAAGCTACTTTAACAAAACCTGAAGCTAAGCCTAATCCATTCCTAGAAGATACTGCTGAATGGATTAAAATCGAAAGAGAGAATATAACAGCAGCTGATGACTACAATAAGCGGCTTGCAGAACGTAATTTCGACCTGGAGCATATGCAAGGTTGGCTTCAAGATATTGGCGAATTAACTAAAAGACTTCAAGATACCGATCCATTTGCTAAAGCTGCGCAAGGTTTAAAAGACATAGAAACATCAGGCATTAACTATCAACAAGTGTTTAAAGATTTTGGAAGAGCCGACGCTGACAGGGCGGCTACTAACATTGCTAGACTTAAGAATGCTATTCAAGATCTTAGAGATGGTAAATATAAAACTGCAGATAAAGATCCACAAGGATTAATAAATAGTTTAGAAGATGAATTGGCTAGAGCTGAAGCTGCGATAGCGCACAGAGAGATTCAATTCCCAGAATTTGGGTTAGATGCTCCTCGTAAGTTTAGGGCAGTCAGTGTAGACTTGTTGAAAGAAATTGATAGTGTTGATAAGCAAATCTTTAATCTAAACTCTGATATTAAACTAGCAGGTAATGATACTGGTAAAATTAAAACACTTAGCATAGAATTAGCTAAAGCTGAGAAACGCAGAGCAGAGATCAAAGCAGGTTTTGCAGATCTTACTTCGAAAACTTCTACAGTAAATGAAGTTTTTGGCTCTAATATGTCTACAGCGTTGATGGCAGGATTGCCCTCTGAATTATGGGCACAATTATCAGGTACTGCTACACAATATAAAACTGCATTAGAAGAAGCAATGAAAGAGTCAGATATGACTTCTTCTACAGAAGCTTTGGCAAGTAGTTTTGAAAATCTTAAATCTCATACGTCATTCTTAGGTTTCTTCGTAGATATGAAGACACGCCTTAAGGAGACTATAACAGACGGGTTTGCTTCTTCATTTGAGAAAATCAAATCGGGATTACCTGATTTAAATATCAATGCATCTCAATATGCTGCATTACCAACTACACAAAAGGTAGAGCTTAAGAATCGTGCAGATACAATTTATTTTGCTGAAGCATTGCAAAAGATGGACTCTATGTCAGGTGAAATGTATAATTTTGCTACGACTAGTCTTAAGGATAAAATGCCTATAAAAGATATCATGTCTGGCATGGAATCGCGATTTGGTAAAGAGTTTGCTAATTTAAACATTGCTGGCAAATTGACACCACCTCAAAGTTTCTCTGAAATGCTTCTCACAGCTGGCGCAGATATCAAGTCAGGTGCCTCAGAATTTCGTGGGGCTGTCACTGACCTAATTGCAGGAAAGCCGGCCACAGGCGGTACCACAGAGTCCCCACAAACAGCTATTCCGCAGTCAGAGCTGGCACCGATGCCAAAAGCGTCAAGCATGGCAGTCCCAAAAGGATTCAGTGCCAAAGAACTAAATAATTCAACATATGATGCAATCTTCCAAGAAGCGGCAACTAAATACGATGTTGATTGGATAGCTTTAAAAGCATTAGGAATTGTTGAAAGCAGATTAGATAAAAATGCTGTAAGTGATAAAGGTGCTGTTGGTGTTATGCAACTAGTGCCTAAATGGCATAAGCTTAATGACTATACAGATGCTCGTGAAAGTATATTTGCAGGTGCTAAATACTATAAGTCAGGATTGAAAAGAAATAACGAAGATCTTGCAATGACTGCAGGCGGTTATAATGTAGGCTTTGGCAATAGTTATAATAATACAGAGACCCAAAATCAAATTTCCAGATTTAGGGATGTGTATGGGTATCTTAAGGGCGCTCCTGTTGCTGACACATCTGCCCCAGTAGCTAAAGTTGATGGAACATTGAATACTGTTGCATTAAAAGCTAATACAGTAAAAGATGAAATGGCTTCTGCGTTTCAATTATGGCTTGAAACATATAAGATAGCGGCTAATAATCAAGAAACATTAAACACTGCTAATGCTGATTTAGTTAAAGCAGGTGGCGCATTAGGTCGTGAAACACAAAAGACTTTAATAACTGAAGCTGGCTTTACTGAAGACGCATTCTTAGGTATGAATGCTGAACTTAAGAATTATGCATTAACTGTTGCTGGTAAAATTAATCAATTAAAAGCTGATATAGATGCTGCAATTAAAGCTGGTAAACCTACTGAGCAGTTTCTCCAAGATAGACTAAATGCATCTGCAGGTGTCGAAGGTACTAATAAAGGTGTGGCTGCAAACACAATGCCTACTACCTTAAAAGAAATGGATGCATTCCGTAAAGCTTCTACAGGAAACATTACAGCATTCCTTAGAGAATATAGCGGATTAAGTGCTGAGACTATTGGTCTTATGACAGAAGAAGATAAGGTTAAAACAGGCATATTAGTCCATCAACAAGCTGATTTAGAATATCAAATGGCTGTCGATGCAAAAGCAGGTAAATCAACTGTTGATACAGCAGGTAAAATTCTTAGTCTTGGCGATGATATCAAGGATATGGGGGACAAGTCAGAAGTTGCAGCGGCTAGTATTAGAGCAGCAAGAGACGCTGGAAAAACATTTTCCAGCACATTAACTACTGGTTTTACAGACGCATTTAAAGGGTTGTTACGTGGCGAAAAAGATAGTGGACAAAATGCATTCCAAACCTTTGCTTCTAAACTCAAACAAAATTTAATCGATTCTACTATTAACTCTTTTTCTACTGGTGTAACTAATTCATTAGGCTTTGGTAAAGGCGGTGCTATTGAAAATATGGCATCAGGCCTTGGCGAAGGCATCTTTAAGATGTTTGATAAAGGCCTTAATATGATTCCAGGTGCATCTACTGCATCTAAAGCTACAGGTACGTTCCTTAGTAAAGACGTCGGAAACTTCTTCAAAAATGATGTTGGTAATTTCTTTGGTTTTGCAGAGGGCGGTCCGATAGTAGGCCCGGGGACTGGTACATCTGATTCGATAATGGCTAAATTATCCAATGGTGAATTTGTTGTAAATGCTAAATCAACTGCTAAATACGGTAATTTAATTAATGCTATTAATAATGATAAACTTCCTAAGTTTGCATTAGGTGGAGCCGTCAGCCAGCCAAACGCTTATAGCAATCGGCCTGCATTATTTTCAAATACGCCTGTATTATCACAAGCCACGTCTACTGTTATCACTGTTGATGGGGGAGAGGATCTAATAGCATCTGCTAAAGATCTTTCTAATGCAAGTACTGATCTTACTACTTCTGCAGGGATTGGAGCAAGTTTGTGGCAACAAATTGCAGATATGTATAATAGTGTGGGAGATACCGCACTAAACGTTGGAGGTACGATTGTAGATGTAGGTAAAGAAGTTGGTAAATTCTTTGTAGATAAATCTAAATGGGTGTGGGATGGTACTATTAATCTTTATGACAAAGCCAAAGGTTTATTAAATACTGCTGGAAACTTTATATGGGATGGCGTTGTAAATATTGCTGGTACCATTAAAGATAATCTGCCCTCTGTATCAGCCATAGTAGACTGGGGTTCTGCCGTTTATAATAAAAGCATAATTCCAACAATAACTGAAAAAGGCGCAGCAGCCGCTACAGCTATAATTGATTGGGGTAGCACAGCTTATAAGAATACCATTGATATGGGCAAAGAAATTGGAACAAAAATAGAAAGCATTGCTAAAAATATTTGGGAAGGCTCAGATGGCAATGGCGGTATTGCAGGATCAATTTCTACAGCTTATAAGAATACTGTAGACTTTACAAATACTATTGGAACTAACTTATCAGATAAAGCTTCAACTATTTGGACAAGTATTAAAGATGGTATAGGGACAGCATGGACAGGTACAGTTGAGCTAGGCTCAGCTATTGGAACTGGATTGCTTGAAAAAGCTACACCAATTTGGAATTTTATTAAAGACAGGATCTCAATAGATCCTACAAGTATTGACTTCAGTAATATGTTTACTGTAGATAATATGGAAGCGGTAGGCGGTGCATACGTTTTAAAGCCATTCACTTATATGTCTAGCGCGTTGAAGAGTGTAGACTTTAATAGTTACTTTAGTCTTGAAAAAATAACCAAAGGGTTTAAAGCTGTTTTAACGCCATTTACATGGATTCGTGATAAAGTCTCCGCAATGGACCCTGGGCAATACCTGACATTAGATACCCTCGCAGCTGCGGCTAAAAACATTGTAAAACCATTTACATGGATCGGTGCTGAAGTTACCAAAATACCTTTCTCAGACTATTTGTCTGTACAAGGGATCAAAGAAGTTGGTACAACTTTGTTAAAGCCGTTTGAATATATTGGCACAGAAATAAACAAAGTAGATTGGGCTGGATTATTTAGATTTGATCCTTCCAAAATATTTCCTAATTTATCTAATGATATTTCTGGTGATATTGCGAAGTGGTTCGGTAATATTGATTTGCCAGCTTTTGAACCTAGTCAATGGGCGAGTGAGATAAAATCACTCGGGAAGGTAGCCTTTGACTTCCTCACTGACTTGGTAAAAGGCATAAGAATTGATGCTGTTGCTAGTTTATTCCCGCAAGCTACAGGGGGTTTGGCAGGAACTGGCAAAGACATTCCTCTCAGCGGTCTAGTTAAAGGCCCTGGTACTGGTACATCGGATTCAATTCCAGTTCGATTATCGAATGGGGAGTATGTAATACCGGCAAAACAAACAGCAGAAT